GCCCAGGCGCTTCAAGAACACACCGAAGCCAACAACAAGGCCACGACCGCAACGCGGGAACTCATCTTGAAGGCGAAGCAGGATCCCGATTACCGCAATTCGGACAAATACATCCAGGAGCTTTCGGCCATCAAAGCGGACGCCTCAAAGGGCTTGACGCTCCGGAAGTCAAAGGCCGACTTCGACACGGATTTCGCCACGCTTTCAAACGCCGCACTTTTGGACATCAAGCAGGATTCGCGCACGAAGATGGTTAACAAGGGAATCGCGGATCTCAACATGGCGCTGGATCAGAACCAGGATCTTTACGTTGCCGAGGGAAACCCAATCCGCCAGGCCCAAATTATGAAGCGCATGGATTCCTTGATCGACGCGCACATCCAGCGCGGCTATATCACGCCGGAATCGGGCTACAAGCTGAAACAGTCGCGCATCGAGAATTTGGGCGTCAAAAAGTTTTATGGGGATCTCTCCGCCATCACGACTTCGGCCCAGGCCGACGCCATGCTGAAAGGGCTTCAAGAAGGCCATTACGAGCAAAACGGCGTCACCATCGATCCGCAGAAAAAAGAATCGATGTATAACACCATCGAAAAATACAAGGCCAAGCTGGAAACCGAGCAAGTCAAGGCGATGAAGGTCACGCAAAACAAGAACGAAACGGAATGGTCAGTCGCCATATCGCGCGGCGAAGCGAACAAGCTGGGCGGACTGAACGGCTTACAGGAAGCGGCCTTGCGCGGCGACATCGACACGGCCACTTTCGAACGCCTGGAAAAAGCCATGACGTCCACCGAGAAAGCGCCGGCGTCGCAGAAGTCGGCCGCGTTCGTGAAGGTCAACGAAGATTTCTATTCTTTGAAGCTCGACGACGACGGCATCGCCGAAGGAAATAGCATCGATCAGCTTCGCCGCTTCCGGAACGGCGTCATCGAGGAATACAACGCCGGCCGCCTCGACGCGGCGGACTTTCAGGCTTTCATCCAGAAGACGACGCCGGACTACCTCAAAGCCCAGGCGCCGAAATTCGACTATATCCGCGCCGGCCTGGATCTCGTCAAGAAAGCCGCGATGTCCATGTTCGGCGGATCGGCCGCGATGTCCGCGCAGATGGCACGGGATTTTGTCGTGCGCGCGGATCAGGCGCCGGCGGAAGAAGTTTCCGAGGAAGCGGCCGCTGTTGTGCGTGAAGCCAGGGTCAAGGCGGATCCGGAACTGTCTTTGGTGAACGAAAAATCGGGCGGCACGGCCGACAAGAACGGCATCGCGCGCCGGACGTATCAGCCGAAGACCGAAACGAAACAGCTTTCCGTCGGCGACGTCTACACGAACAAGAAGGGCCAGCAAGCCGTTGTCGTTGGCTTGGATAAAGATGGCACACCGCTTTTGGAACCGATGAAGACGCCCGAGAAGAAAGGCAAAAATGCCGATCAGACTTGACGATTTCGACGCGGCCGAACAGGAAGCGCAAGCCGCGCCCAGCGGCCCGATGCGCCTCGATGAATTCGAGGAAGGCAAGAAGACCGTATTTTTGCGCGATCAGAACACCGTCATCGACGCGCCGCCTGGCACTCCGGACGAAGACATCATGGATTTTGCCGATCGGGAGATCTACGCCAAGCAGGGCGGCCGCCTCCTGGGGACGCTCCGCGCGGCCGTCACGGGCGGCCCCGCCGCTGTCGCGGCCGAGATCGCCACTTCCGAACCCGTCCAGAAGGCCGGCTGGAACGCTTTGAAGGGCGCTGGCGCATTCTTCGGGACGCTCCCAGGCGTCGCCGGCTCCCTGCTTCAAGAGGAAGGCGAACGCATGGCCGAAGGCCCGACGCTGAACGAGTATTTCGGCGGCGGCGCGCATTCCCTTTACGATCCCAATTTGAAGGCTATCGACCGCATCCTTTTGTCCGCGAAGGCGGATCCCAACCTGGCCGGCGTCGCAAACGCCTTCATCGCCAGCCGCGTATTGAAGCGGGAGCTTGCGGACAGAACTAACGTTGACGAACGCTTAACGGCGCTGGGCCTTGAAATCCAGGCTTCGAACCGCGATTGGGCCGAGAAGAACAACCTGAAAGCCGATGCTGGGTATGGGGCTTTCTTCGACATTGGGGGCGCTGGGGCGACGGTGCTTACCTCTTTGGGAATCGGCTACGCCACGCGCAACCCCGCGCTTGTGGCGGGGCTTTTTGGAGCCTTGCAGAAGGGCCAGCTTTACCAGGAAGCCAGGGCCGCCGGCAAGTCGCCGGAGGAAGCCGGCAACCTCTCCACGCTGGGCGGCGCGGCCGAAGGCGCTCTCGAAGGGCTTGGCCTCGAAATCTTTATGAACACGCTTCGCGGATCCAAGACCATCGGCCGGATCCTGCTTCGCGCCGGCGAAGAAGCACTCCAAGAGGGGCTTCAACAGACCGCCGAAGAAACGATCGCAAAGCTGGGCTGGGATCGGGAAGGCACGACGTCCGAGATCGCCAAGCGCATCGGCTATTCGGCCATGATCGGTTTCGTCGTCGGCGCGCCGGCGGCCGTCACCGCGACCGCGCTCGAAAACAAAGGCATCATCGGAGAGCTTCGCCGCGCCGGAATGAACGACGAAGAAGCCCACAAATTTTTGACGACCGTCACCGAGAAGATCACGGCCAGCGCCGCCGAACACGTCGTCCAGGAAGTCCGCTTGGACGTCAGCGATGAAGCAAAGGTGGAAACAGAACAAGAAAAAGTGGAAATAGCCCAGGAACAAGCCATCTTGGGAGCGGTCGACGTCGTGGGATCCACGCAGGAAGGCGTCGTCGAAATCGACCGCGACAGCGTGAAGTCCATGTCCGACGAAAAGGGATTCGTGGATCTTGGGCGCGCGGCCGACATGATCGTGAAACAAGTCGGCGACGGGCTGGCCGGAGGCGCATCGGTGAAGCTTGAAATCGACGGGAAGGAAGTCGAGATCGTCAAAGTGGATCGCGGCATGATGGCCGACGCGAAGGGCCAGCGCTGGGGAATTATGAACGTCGCGGCCGGATCCGCCAAGATCACGATCACGCATCCGACGATCAACGAAACGATCGAACCCGACGCGCCCATGCCGGAGAAAGCGGCCGAATCGCCGGCCGAAGATGAATCCAAGCCGGAAGGCACGGAAGAAACGCTTTCGAAAGAGGACAGAGATTTCATCGCTGACGTCATCCGCCAAGCCAAAGAGGACGAAGAATTGGACGCGATCTTTGGCGCGGAGCAAGAAGCCCAGCTTTCCATCGAGGAAGCCAAGAAAAAATCCGAAATCGAAGCGGCCGAAAGTGCCGTCGTCTCTTTCATGGCGAAGAAGGAATTTATGGATCGTGTCGGCAAGATGCGGCGATTCGAAAAAGGCGACTTAAAAGATCGGATGAAGGGCTTGTCCAGAATCTTTTTGTCGAACAAGGCCGACGCGCCGACGATTTACGAAGTCTCGGAACGGCTCGAAATGCCGGTCAACGAACTGCTGGGCCGGCTTTTGGATCTCTCCTATTCCTGGAAACAGGATCTTGCCCAATTCCGAGAGGCAAAGGAAAAGCTCGTCGCCGCCTACAAGCAAAAGGGCGCGCGCGAAAGCTCGTTGCGGAACAAGGTGTCCGAGCTTGGCCGAAATCTCCGTTCGCGTGAAGGCTTGAATTTCAAGAAGATCATCCGCGAATCCACCGGCCAAGACTTCCGGAAGACCGGCGAAAAGCTTTACGAATCCCAGGCGCTTCGCGCGGCCATGCAAGCCCAAGTCCGCGCGGCACTCACGGCCGAGAAGGTCACGAAGCAAAATCTCCGCGACTTGAAGCGCGGCCTCGTCGAAACGGTCAAGAAACACGTTCCGCCGGCCGGCCAGCGTCGCTTCCTCGGGCTGATCGCCAACGCCGAAAACGGGGCCGACATCCTCCGCGCCGTGACGCGCATCGAAAAAGTGGCCGAAGAACTTCACCGGAAGGAACTCGTCGGCGACATCAAGAAGACGCTTCAAAAAATCGAGGAATCGAAATCGATCGCCATCGATTACGTCCAGAAAGTCCGTGAACTTGTGGACGGCCTGGATCTGACGAAGCGCACGATGCCGACGCTTGAACGCCTTTTGGAGATCCGGAAATTTATCGACAGGAAGCGCGCCGCCGGCGAGGAAATCGCCATGCCGCAAGCGATCCTGGAAAAGCTCGAAATCCTCACTTCGCGGCCGCTGAACGAAATCCCGACGCAGACGTTGGAGAACGTGCTTCGGGATATGGCCGTTCTGATCGAGGCCGGCAAGAAAAAGCTGGAACGTTTCCAGGAGATCGAAGAACTCCGGAAGCAGATCGCGCTGGACGAACTCCGCGCGAAGTCGAAGAAGCTCGATGAAAAAGACATCATCCTCGCCAAGCCTGGGGAAACTCTCACGCGCGAACAGATTTTGAAGAATAAGGCCGCGCAGATGATGAATTGGGCGATGCGCCTGGATCTTTCTATCACACCGATGGACGTCGTTTTCGATTCCCTCGACGGGATCGCCGGCTACCAAGGCGCGAACTTCCGCATCTTTAAGAAGTCCGTCGACGACGCCTATTCGCGCTATATCCAGAAGAAACACGAAATCGGCGACGAGATCAGCAAACTTGCCGAGGATTTAAAGCTGGACGACGCGGACTTCGAATTGATCGGATTCTACGCGGCCGGCCAGCAGGAAGGCGGCGCCGAGAAGCTTCAAGCGCTGGGCTTCACCGAAAAAGAGATCGAGGACGCGAAGCTTTCGCCGGATCAGAAAAAGCTTTACGACGCCATGCGCGCGAAGCTGGACGCCATGCGGCCGGAGATCGCCGAAGTGATGCGCGTCGTCTACAACGAGGAATTGGGCGAAGTCAAAAACTATTTCCCTTTTATGACGGACTTCGAAGCGATGTCGGACAGCGAGATCCGCGAACGTTTTGGAAACAGCGTCGAACAATTCGGCCAAGCTCCGAAAAAGAACGTCCAGCAAGGCTTCACGAAAAAGCGCGTTGGCGGCGCGCAGAAGATCAAGCTTCACGCTATGAGTATTTTCATGGGCCATGTGGACAACGCGGCTTACCTCGTCACCGTCGGAAAAGAGACGAAGCGCCTGGGCGAGATCGCGGCTTCCCCGCAATATGCGGCCGTCGTCGGGGAACTCGGGCAAGAAGTCGTCCGTAATTGGGTTGACATCGTGGCGCGCAAGGGCAAGGCCCAGGGCCAGCGCGACAACATCCTCGACGTGATGCGCCGGCATACGGGCGCGGCGACGCTCGGATTCAAGCTTTCGTCAACGATTATTCAGCCGACGGCCCTTCTGGACGGCGCGGCACTCATTGGCGGGAAAGCGTTTGAAGGCGCGTCGCTTATCACGAAAAAAGAATGGCGCGAATTCGTCGTCAACAATATGCCCGAAATCAAAGAGCGTGTCGGCGATGACGTGGCCTTCACAGAATTTGGATCCAAGACCGCGCTTGAAAAGGCGACAAAGGCCGGTTTTTGGGCGCTCCAACAGCTTGATGCGCTCACGGCGTCCAGCGTCGCGGCCGGCGCCTATGTGAAATTTATGGAAGAAAACAAACGCGTGGTGGATTTGTCGAAGCCGGACGCCGAAGCCATCAGCTACGCACAGAAGATTGTCCGCAGAACCCAGGCGTCGAGCTTCTTCAAAGACGCGCCCAGCGCGTTGACGCGCGGCACGATCACCGGATCAAAGAGCATGGATAGAGCGATGCTTCAATTCCAGACGTTCATGCTGAACCGTTGGAGCTTAATCAAGCACGACCTTTACGGCGCCGGCATTCGCGGAGAGAACAAGGCCCAGGCGGTCAACATCGCGTCTTGGCTGACGCTGGCGGCCGTTGCGGAAACGGGCCTCCGCCGGCTTTCGAAAGAATTTATTAACGCCGTCACAGGCGACGATGACGACAAAAAAGATGATGACGGATTCGGCGAACAGGTTGTCCAAACGATTCTTTCGAACATCCCGTTCGTGTCTTCGGCGATTTCTTTTTCGCAGTATGGATCTATTCCGATTCCGACGCTGGCGATGATGCAGAAGATGGGTCAACGCGCAGAAGCTTTGTCGCGGTCAAAGAAAAAGAAGGCGGTTGCTAGAAACCAATCACGCTTTTTAGTCAGCTTTATTGGATGGATTTTTGGAATCCCTGGAACGGTGCAAGTCGATCAGCTTATTGGAAAGGCGATGTCTTAACCGAAATGTTTTTGGAGGATTAGAAGGGCCGCCCAGCCCCAAATCCCGATGAACAAGGCGAACCAAAGGACATTATAAGATTTCGGGAATTTCTTTTGAAGATATTGGGTAGTCGCAACGCCGACGATTCCAAGAGGAATGAAAGAAGCGGCGACGAAGAAATTTAAAACGGAGGGCGCTTGAATCATGGTCACAACGACAAGAAAGACCGTTATTCCGCCCACAGCAAAAAGAATGTTTTTTGAATCTTTATCGTTCATCTGCCCCCCCTTATTTTTAGGGAGTATAGCACGCCAAAAAGGGCGTGTGGGTAATTCAAAGAAAAAGGAGATTTGACCATGCCGGCTACCCAGGAACAGAAGAACGAACTCGAAAAGATTTGCGCCGATCTGGACGCCAAAATCGCGGCAAAAAATCAGGAGTTTTCCGATCTGAACAAGCAGATCAAGGCGCGCATCGATGCGGCCGAGGGCGACGTCCACATGGCTAAGTTGGTGCTGGAAAAGGACATACACGAACTCGAAACCAAGAAAGCCGATCTCGCCGGCACGGTCACGGCGGCGCTTGCCGAAGTCACGGCCGAGAAGATCCGGCTGGCCGGTGAAGCCGAGCGCCTTAAAACGGCCCAGGCGAATTTGTCAAACGATCAGAACGAGATGGTCAATAAGATTCACGACGTCCAGCGGCGCGAAGCCAAGCTGAAAACGCTGGAATCCGACGTCGCGGCGGCCGCCTCGAAGATCCTTCAGGCGGAAGCCGATAGAGAACACGCGGACAAGGTGCTTGCCGAAGCGAATAGAAAAATCGCCGAGGCCAACAGACTTTTCAAAGAGGCCCAGGAAAAGCGCGCGGAGGCCGAAACCGCCCTCGCGGATCTCACGCAAAAGGCCGTGACGAAGCTCAACGAAGCCGAACAGATCAAAGCCGAGGCCGAGCAGATACGGACATCCGTCACGGCGCAGATCGAGGAAGTGAAAAAGCTCAAAGAGGAATACACGAAAAAGCTTGAAGAAAGCCAATCCTTCGCGTTGGAGAACTCCAAAGTGTCGGACAAGCTTTCGTCGTGGGAAGCGGCGCTTCAAAGTGAACGCCGGCGGCTTCAAGAGGACAAGGCAAAACTGGCGATCGCGGAGAAGGCTTTCGCGGCAAAACAAAAGGGGGAAAATTAAATGGACAACGTTAGACCGATTGATCTTTTAAAGGCGGCCGGCATTACGCAGTTGGCTTGCGTGAATACCGACAACGCTTGGACGCATTCTTTCAAGCTGGAAGGCGGGATGTCCTTCGGCTTGGAACTGCAATTCGCCACCGACAGCGGCAATCCGGACGTCAAAGTTGAACTGGAAGCCGGCGGCACGGAACTTTCGGCCGCCGAAGAAGGTTTGACGAATCTCAATTATACCGTTCCGAAAGCGCTGGGCGGCGGAACCAACAATGACACGCTGATCGATTCGGGCGCCAACACGGTGCTTGTGCGCTTCTACCCGCTTCCGCCGGTTGTCGCGCCCTTCCAGCGTTTGAAGCTCACGGGCGGCGGAGCGAACCAAGCAACGACGAGGCTTACCCGCGCGATCGTGCATCAGATCCCGAATTAAAGGGGCATCCATGAAAAAGCTACTATCTTCGGTTTTAGTTTACTTCCTGCTGGCAGGACAGCCGGCGGCATTCGCGGACAATCTTTCTTACGGATCCAGCTATCAGGGATCCCAGCCGTCCGCGATGAACGTCCGAACGGATACCGACGATTTCAACGGGAATCTTTCGGCGGCCGATCTCACCGTGCAGGAAGCGCTAAACACGATCGACGACTTAGTTTTAAGCGGTGCGCCGTCCGACGTGCAATATCTTGTGTCGGCGTCAAACGCCACGCTTTCGGCCGAAGACGTAGTGACGGAAGGGTATCTGATCGATTACAGCAACGGCGCGGGAACCGGCACGTTTGCCGTTGACTTCACCGAAGCCAACAGCACGGACACCTGGGGCGCCGGTGGATCCGCTTCAATCGCCTGGACGTTCAACCTCTCCGGCACGGATCCGGTTTTGACGGCCGTTTCGGGAGGCTTTGACGTAACCGGCGATTTTGACGTGTCCAGCACGATCGAGGCGGGATCCGGAAACATCACGATCACCAATGCGACCGGCAACCTGGACGGGACGAAGATCGCCAACGCGGATCTTGGGGACTTCACGTTTTCCAGCGGATCCGCCACGATTGACGCGAACGCGATTGCGCTTGCAACGGACACAACCGGAAATTACGTCGCCGACCTCACGGCCGGAACAGCGATCGACGTGTCGGGCGGCGCGGCCGAAAACGCGACAATTACGGTGGATTGGGATTCGACCGAAGTTGAAGCGACGACATGGGGCGCTGGCGGCAACGCCTCGAATATCTGGACTTTCAATCTTTCGGGAACCGATACGAACATAACTTTCGGATCTGGCCTCGTCACCTTCTCGCACGACATCACGGTGACGGGCGGGGACATCACTCTTGGAACACAGTCGATCTTTTCCGGCGGCGACACAGCCAGCTTGAATAATATCGACGCGATCGATGCGACGACCGAAACCACGCTCGAAGCGGCGATGGACACGCTTTCCAACGTGACGACCGTTGGCGCGCTGAACGCTGGATCCATCACAAGCGGATTCGGTGCAATCGACACCGGCGCGGACGGCGTTTCGGGCGGAACTTTCACGACGACTTTACTCCAAATTGACACGAATACGACGGGCGTTTCGCTCGACAGCGACGGCGACGGAATGGCGATCCTGGCCGGCACGGGCAACGGAAACGACGAAGACATTCGCTTCAATATGGACGACGGTATCGGCGGAGCCAACAGCATCGAAATCACAAGCGGCACGTCGGCGACGGACATCGACACGGCTTTAAACATTCGCCTTGAAGAAAACGCTTCGCTTGTCTTGGATCCGGCGGGATCCGCTGACGGCAAATATAGCGGCATCACCGTAACGGCGACGTCCGGCTACACGCAAGCTTTCGGGGATCTCGTTTACCTGGATCCTACCGACAGCCGTTGGGAAGCGGTTGACGCGAACTCGGCGGCCGCCGCTGACGGCGACGGACGCGGCATCATCGGGATGGTTGTCTCGACCGGCACGGACGGGAACTCTTGCAAAATTCTTTTAAGAGGCATCATCCGCGCGGACGCGAAATTCCCGACGTTCACGATCAACAATCCGATTTATGCTTCCGAAACGGCGGCGGCGGTCACTCAAACCCAGCCGACCACGACGGACGTCGTGATAAGGGTTGTCGGATTTGCGATCACGGCCGACGAAATGTATTTCGATCCTTCTGGCGATTACATCACTCACACTTAAAAAGGAGAACTGAACATGAAGCGTTTATTTTCAATATTTGTTTTGGCGATGCTCGTCGCGTCGCCGGCCTTCTCGATGACGGACAGCGAGATCGCCGAGAGCATCAAGACGATTTACGAGAAGCGCGCGGAATTGAAGGAATTGGCCGCCCAGCGCCAGGCCGAAGAAGCGGCCCTCGTCGAAGAATACAAGGTCAAGGAATGCAACGAAAAAAGGAACGCCATGATTCAGCGATACGCGACCCAGGGTAATGCGCTGATGCAAGAGATCCAGGCGCTAGAGGATTCTTTGGGAGAAAAATAATTGAAGAAATTCTTTTCCCTTCTATTATCCGCGCTTCTTCTCGTCGGGCCAATCCAGCCGGCTTTCGCCAGCGGCTTGGATTCGTTCTGCAAGCTCCTACTGCATGGCGACGGGGCCGACGCTTCGACGACGTTCACGGATTCAAGCTCCGCCGCCCACGCAACGACAAGTGTTGACGGCAACGCGCAGATCGACACCGCGCAATCGAAATTCGGCGGTGCTTCGATGCTGTTTGACGGATCCGGCGATTCGCTCACTTACAACGATCACGCGGATTGGGATCTTCCTGGCGATTTCACGATCGACTTTTGGATTCGATTTAACTCGCTCGGAATTGGTCATGGAATCGTAAATCGAAACGATGGGGGCGCGAACGGCTGGCAAATCTGTTGGTCATCGGCGGCCGGCGGTCAAATCTTTCTTCAAGCAGGATCCGCGACCTTTAACTTTTCGCGGGCCTGGGGGCCGTCAACAGCGACATGGTATCACGTCGAATTCGACCGAAGCGGATCGACTAACTATATGTTCATCGATGGCGTCCAGCAGGGAGCGACTTATAGCAATTCGCTGGATATGTCCTATACGTCTTCAATGGTTGTCGCTGTCGGTGACGGCGGACGATACCTTGATGGATGGCTAGAAGAATTCAGAATTTCGATCGGTGTCGCGCGCCACACCGCCGGCTTCACGCCGCCGACGGCCGCTTATTCTCCGGACACTTTTATTAAGACGGTGAACGGCCTCGCCGTCGCAAGCGACAAAACGGAAAACGGTCTAGCGATCGCGTCGCGCAAAACAAGAAACGGGCTGTCTTAACAGAAAAGGGAAAGGTATGGATCCAGAGAAGGCAATCGCGGCGGCGAATCAATACGGAATTGCGACGGTGCTTTGTATTTTGATGATCGGTGTTTTGTGCTGGGTCTTGAAGTGGGTTTTTGACACATCTTCACGGCGCGAAACGGCACTCGCCAACATCATCAACACCGGATTAACCAGCCTCACCGCCTCGATTAGCGACCTCTCGAAGAACATCCAGGCCAATACCTTGATGATCCAGGAAGTCGCGCGCAACATGAAAGACGGCTTCGATGCCGTCCATAAGCTTGCCGGCTATCAGCGCGACGAACACAAGGAGATTCTGGAAAAAATGACTGACGGCGAAAGAGCCGCAGAAGCCGCCAGGGAAAAAATCATCAATGCAATATCAGATGGTGAATGCCGAGCGCCAGGAAAATAGAGGCATCGCACGCTGGGAAAAAGAAGTCGATTGCAGGAACCGCCGGCGCGCTTATAAGAAACGCCGTCGAGACGCTTCAAGATGGCGAACGCCGCGCGCCTTTAACAGCGGTAAAAACAAGGAGGAATAAAAGATGGATCAATTCGCAAATCTCTTGATCGGCCCTGTCGCCGACTACCTCGCCGCCCATCCTAAGTTGATGGCGGCACTCGTCGCTTTTCTCGTTTTCAATACGGCGGTAAAAGCGTTCGTGGATTCTCTCGTCTCGTCTCGCGCCCAATGGGACAAGACGCCTCTTACCGATGACAATTGGTATGAAAAAGCGCTGACGTGGGCGGTGCGGATCCTCGGCTTGACCGGCAAGGCGGCCGCTTACATGGCCGGCTTCCGTCCGAAGTCGAAGGCCGAAATCAAGACGGGGAACTGATGCAAACCTGGCTGGCCGTCATCGGATCGCTTTTTGCGATGATTATCGGCCTCTGGAAATTCTTCGGCCGAAAAGCCAAAGAGAAACGCGAACGCATCGAAAAGGCCAACAACCTTTTCGAAGAAGGGATAAATGAACGTGACCCGTCTAAAATTACCGCTTCTAATTCTCGCCTCAATAACGATATTTAGCGGTTGCGCGTCACAGCGCGCGATCACTCTTTATCCGATCGAGAAAAGCGACATCCAATCCATGAAGAAGGGCGAAGCCTACACGCCCGAAAAGGATGGATGGTTTCTGTCCGATCTCTATATGCGGGAAGTCCAAAACGCGAAAGTCCAGCAAGCGAAGAAAGGATCTTAAAATGCAGGAATTCATCGCGGCGTCGGCCGTGCTTTGGTGTTCGGTAACTTATTGGCTTGGAGGCCAAGAGATCCCGATCGCCAAGCGGGGCTTTAAGTGGATCCGGCGCTTCGTCATGCCGGCCGGCCTCGCGGTGTTCTTGATGGTCTTGGGCGCGGTTTGGTGGAAGGCGCTTCTGGCTTGCGCGCTTCTCTCGGCCGCGACGCATATCGGCTATCAGTCGAAGCTTTGGAAATACACCTTCTCGGCCGTCTGCATGGCGGCGCCGTCTTTGATCCTGGGCTTCCATTGGACGGTTGTCCTGCCGATCACCTACCACACCGCTTACGGCGCGATCAGCCTTCACGACAACAAATTCCGCTGGGCCTACGTCGGCCTTCTCATGGGAACAGGAATCGGCATCGCCTACGTCTCGGCGCTCTAACCGTCCGGATTCCACTTTCCATTGTCCAAAAGCTACATTTTTGCACGGGGAAGCCGCGCGCTCTCCGTCTGAAAAGGTGGAATTAGGACAGTTTTACAATCCCTTTTGCCCATTGACAAAAGCCCTTGCTTTTGATTACCCTTGCTCAATCATGCTACGGGAAGCTTAACTGCACTCAATCAAAACGAAAGCCGCTAAGTTTTCCCTTCGTCGTTCTCTCGCCCAAGCAAATTTTTTCGGCCGAATTAACCGCAAGGCGAAAAATTTGTGGTAGAAAGGGCGAACTATGAAGACGTTATTCGAAGACAAAATCGATCAATTTCTGGAATACCTTGAACGCCAGCGTTGCATGACGAAGCGCTCCGTCTATAATCACGGCCTTTATCTTCGCCGGACGGAAAGGGAATTGAAGAAGCCCCTGCTTAAAGTCCTGCGCGGATCCGAGATTGAAGCGGCTATTTGGGAAGCCTCGAAGCATAGAAAGCGGACGTGGAACGGCGGCAACATGAAAGACGAGGGCGCCGGCTGGCGGAAACGGTGCGCGTCGAAGATCGTCAATTTCTACGTTTGGGCCTTCCAGGAACTTCACATCCAAAGAAACCCCTACCCGAAGAACACCTTCAAATCCGTCTACACGCCGGAAGCCGACTTCCTCACCGAAGAAGAATACGAGCTTCTTATAACGTGCGACCGCCTGGACATCCGCGACATGATGATGATCCGCTTTTTCTACGACACCGGATTCCGAATCAGCGAATCCGTCAACGTTCCGATCGAGGGGATAAATTGGGACACCAACATCGCTTCGGCCTATTCCGTCAAGGAACACCGGATGAAGTATCAGCCATTTACGGACACGACGAAATATTGGATCCAGATCGTCGTCGGAATGCGCCGCGTCCGGAGTAAGTGGCTTTTCTGTCACCCTGAAACCGGCGAACAGTCAACCGACAAATCCCTGCGCGATCGCTTTGTCGAGATCTCGAAGATAGTCGGCTTCCGCGTCCATCCGCATATGCTCCGGCACACCGTCGGCACACACATGACGAAGCACGTCGGGCTGGAACAGGCGTCAAAACACCTGGGGCATTCTTCGCTGGAAATGACGATGCATTATGACCACGTTACCGCCGAGAGGAAAAAGGAAAACCAAAAGATCCTTGTCAGCGAAATTAAGACCAAAAAAAATATTTTAATCGGGTCTTGACATTTACAAAATCACAATGTAACATTTAAACAGAAAACGGGAGACAGCCTTGAGCAAGACAATTCGTATAGATGACGACGTAGAAGCGCACCTGGCGAAGAACGCCAAGCCCTTCGAATCGCCCAACGAAGTTTTAAGGCGCTTGTTCAAGCTGGATCCGAAACAAGTTGACAAGAAAAAAATTAAAGGGTAGGGTTTTGGACATCATGCATCCGAGAACTTGGCGTATCAAATCAAACGAGAGAATCCAACAGCCTTCGGCACTTTCCGCTGGCGTGTCGCTTTTCGTATCCTCTCGGGGACGCCAAGCCCTTCGGATGATAGACACGTCCAGCTTTATCTTCACTCTAGGGCTTCGCGCCCAGCTTCCCATTTCCGCTTAATCGGCAACACGGGTTCGAATCCCCGTGGGGTCGCCATTTAAGCAGGAAACAACGAAGTAAACGCGAAAGCCCTAGAGTGGCCGAATGGCCTCTTTAGGGCTTGCTTTTTTGTATCGCCTCGAAGTGCCTTTCGGCGCTTCGGGGCTATTTTTTTGCCCCTAAATCGCAATCGCGGAGCAGGAGGTTAATACGAATGAAAGCCAGAAGGGGGCCGAAGTTACAGCCCGAAAGCATGATCGAGGAATTGGCGATGGAAATCGAGGCGACGGCCGAACACGCGGACAGCGTGGAAGTGAATCCGGCCCAGCGCTCCGAAAAGCTCCAAAAGATAAGGCGCGCGGCGGTGGTTTTGATCTCCGTCAACAACGGGCTTCGGAAGCCTAGCGACGCGCAAAACCCGAAGTTGGTCGAAATTATGGGGGATGTCGCATGAAGATTGGCAACCTAGAAATCGGCATTAACTTTCGGGCAGTTGGAATCATCCGGCACTTGGCGGGAGCGCGGCAGTTTGTCCTTTTTGGCTGGCTGGACGGCCGCTTGCGCTTCATCAAATGGAGGGAATCCGATGCGAATCTGGCATGACTGGACGCACGAAGAAAAAGAACTGTTTACGCGGTTTCACCGCGAAACGAATCAAAGCCTTTTGACGCCGGAAGAACTTTCGGTGTTGAAGGCGACGATCGACATTGATCTTTATTGTCAGCCGTTGAGCGACAAGCAGATCGAGAAAGCGAATCAGATTATGGATTCGGTCGACGCCGCCGTTCTTTCAAGGGAATCCGGATCGTGAAGCGGCCGGCCCATATCCCGCAATTCGTTTGGGATGGTCTGAACGATTGCGGGAAGTTTTACCTATCACAAAAAGGAGCGACAACAAATGGACGATAAACAAAAAGGCGGGGCGTTGGTCGAAGCGTCTTATCCGGATCCGAGGACGCCGCAACCGTTGAGCTTTACCGACATCCGGCGCAACACGAAGTTGGTCAAGCAAGCCCTTCAAGAAATCATGGTGAAGGACGTTGACTACGGCACGACGCCAGGATGCGGCGACAAGCCAGGCTTGAAGAAGCCAGGATCCGAAAAGCTGTCGCTCCTTTTCAAGCTGGCGCTTTTCCCCCAGGTCGAGGACAAATCCGAGAACGGCGAATTTACCTATATCGTCCGGACAAAGGTCATCCATCAACCGACTGGAATCGAGCTTGGCGAAGGCGTCGGCGCCGCGTCCACGCTCGAAGATAAATACGCCTGGCGCGCGGCCGTGTGCGACGAGGAATTCGAATCGACGCCAGAGGAACGCCGTCGTATCAAGTGGGAAAAAGGCTACAACGGCGGCAAGCCCACGTCGAAGAAGCAAGTCCGCGACAATCCCGCCGGCAAGCAGAACACCGTTCTAAAAATGGCGTCGAAGCGTTCGAAGGTCGATGCCGTGATCCAAGTTACCGGCGCGTCGGACATATTCAACCAGGGCGAGGACGACATCATCATTGATGAAAATCAGTCCCGCAATCCGTCGAAGCCCAAAGAAAAAGCGCCCACGCCGGCGGCCGGACAAACCAGGCAAGAAGCCCAGCCGTCAGAAGCCGAAGCCAGCCAGGAAAAGAAGCCCGTCGTCGCCGATGGCGTGAAAATGACTTCCAAGCGCGACGGCATTTGTAAGGGTTGCTCGAAGGAAATCAAGATCGGAAGCGAAATCGTTTGGAGCAAAGCGGCCGGCGCCTTCCATGCGGGGTGTGTCGCGTGACGAAGCCCCAAGCGGTTGACTTCTTCGAATCGACGCATCGTTACTTCCTGAAAAAAAACGGGAAGGAATTGGTGGCCGTTTCGAAGGCGCTGGAAATAACCGGCGTCGTCAACTTCGACATGGTTCCTTTCGAGCAAAGAGAACGGGCGGCTTACATGGGCGAATGCGTCCATGAAGTCGCTCGTCTCTACGGCTTGGAAAGGCTGGACACCGACAACCTGGATCCCCTTCTCGTCGGTCATTTTGAAGCGATCAAAAAATATTACGCCAAGCAAGTCGCGCGAATTCTTTTTATCGAAACGATCGTCTACGACGAACGGCTTGGATACGCCGGCACGATCGACATCGTTTACCAGGATCACAAAAACCGCGTTTGTCTCGACGACTTCAAGACCGGCGAGATCCTTCCAGGCGCGCGCTTTCAGCTTGCCCTATACAAACACGCTTTCGAGAAAAATTACGCCATCCCCGTTGATGAACGGGCATCGGTGTATGTGAACGGCGACGGAACTTTCGATCCGGCAAGGGATCGTGTCGTCTACAAAGAGAGGCAGGACTTCCACGATGCGATGAACATCCTGGGGACGGCCTACATCAAAATGAAATACAAGATCAAAACGTAGCGAGGCTCACATGATAAGCACAGCAGAGAACGGGAATCAGGTCGTAATCCAGGTCAAGGACGACAAACAGCATTTAAGCCGCGCGGCGAATTTGGTCACGGCGGCCGATGCCCTCAAAGTCACTTCGGATCTCGAACAAGACCAGGCCGCCGAGCTTGGTCGGGATCTCAAAACGTATTTGGAGGAAGCGGAGAAATACTTCGCCCCCGAAATCGAAGCCGCCCACAAGCTCCATAAGAGCCTTTGCGCGAAGCGGAACGCGGTCATCGATCCGTTGAAGGCCGCGCTTCAACGCCTGGGTGGAAAGCTTGGCATCTATCAGGACGCCCAGCGCCGCAAGAAGGCCGAGGAAGAAGAAAAGGCTCGTCTGGCGGCGGAGGCGGCCGAGAAGAAAAAACAGGATGAACTTCTCGAAAAAGCGGCCGATGCGGACGCCGCCGGCAAGACCGAAAAAGCCGAAGAACTTCTGGAAAAGGCCGAGAACGTTTACGTCGCGCCGCGTCCGGTGGCGCCGGTGTCGAAGCCGGCTGGCGTTGCGCTTCTTTTCAACGTCGAAGTGATCGTGAAGGACGCGAAGAAAATCCCCGATCAATACAAGATCGTCGACGAAGCGAAGCTCAAAAGGCACTTCAAGGAATCCAAATACACGATGGAAATCCCTGGCGTCGTGTTCGTCAAAAAACCAGTTTCAAGTTTCAGAGCATAGGAGAGCAAAAACAATGCAGTTATCGACAAGCGCTTTGAACGTGTTCGCGGATTGTAAGCGGTGCTTTTATCTCGACAGGAAGATGAAGGCGGCGCGGCCGCGCGGGATCTTCCCCTCGCTTCCTGGCGGCGTCGACGGGATCCTGAAAAGCCGTCTTACCGCCTTTCGCGGCCAGCTTCCGCCGGCGTTGAACGTCCCCGAACTCGGGGGCTGGACGCTTTTCAAGGACGCGGACAAGCTCGAAAAATACCGCCAATGGAACAGCAAGGGCGCGCTGAAATACACCGACGATGCCGGCAACGTGCTTGTTGGCGGCCTGGACGACATTCTGCAAAACTCCGCCGGCGATCTTGTGGCCCCTTTGGACTACAAGACGAAGGGCGCGGAGCGCGAAGACGCGGCCGGATGCCCCGCCTACTATCAGCGCCAGCTTGACGTTTACGCGCTTCTCCTGTCGACGGAATACGACGTCGCGGACTTCGGCGTTCTCTTTGACTTCTGGCCGGTTGAATGCAAAAGCGGCCTCGTCAAATTCGAGTGCAAGCCCACGATCGCGGACGTGTCGGCCGCGCGCGGCAAGGCTCTTTTCGAAGAAGCCCTGGCCCTTCTGGAAAGCACGGAGCTTCCGGACGCGGATCCCAAATGCGAATATTGCCGGACTTTTTCCGGCCGGTCGGAGGCGATGAAAAAATGCCTGATCGGATAATCCTCGTCGTCAAGAACGGCGTCGTTTACTACAGCGGCAAGGAACAGGTCGTCGGCGTCGGCCTTGTGGACAAGATCGCCCAGGCCAACGGTTTCATCTACGCCGAGCAATTCGTCCAGAAGTATGCCGGCCAGACGGTTGAACTCGACGACAACTTGGAGGTTATGCCCATGCCGTAGCTATATTTTTTTGCCTTACCCGTTAAAAAATTTTAATCAGGATTCAACCGAAACGAATAAAGGAACCGATGGCAAAGCAACGTAATACCGACACCGAGATATGGAAAGACCCCTGGTTTCGGAAGCTTCCCCCCCTTTATAAAACATTTTGGCGTTACCTTTGCGACAACGTGGACGATGCCGGCGTTTGGAAGGAAGACTTGGATTTGGCCGCTTTTTTGATAGGCGAAAGCCTGGATAAGAAGCGCGCCTTTTTTTTGTTCAACGAGACTAAAGAACGCCTGAAAGAATTTAAGCCTGGTTACTGGTGCATTTTAAGCTTTATTCCCTTCCATTATGGGGAGCTTCAAGACACCAATAACTTCCATAAAAAGGTGTTGTCTCTTGTCCGTCATCACGGAATCCAGGGGCTAGTTAGCCCCTCACCAGGGGCTAAAGACACAGACAAAGGCAAAGGTAAGGGTAAAGACACCGAAGGGGATTCCAAAGGGGAAACAACCCTCGCGGCGTTTGAAGTGTTCTGGAATGCCTATCCCGCACGAAATGGGAAAAAGCTCCTCAAAAGCAAGGCTCTTATCGAGTTTCAAAAGCTCGACCAGGGGGAGATTCCAGCGCTTATGCAAGCCGTGAAGAACTACGCCGACAGCGGCCAATACCCGAAGGATCCGCCCCGCTTTTTCAAAGACGGTTATTGGCGGGATTGGATCGATAAGCCGGCCGCCCCGCAGAAGAAAGAATCGCCTGTCACCTGCCCCGTGCCTGGGTGTATGAAGCAAATGCTCCAAGCCGAATACCTACGTCACCGCGAAGAATGCGAAAAGAAATTCCGCGCGGAGAATTCGAAGCCCTTACCGCCGGAGATCCGGACGATGATTGACAGCATCACCGGCAAGAAGCCGGTAAAGGGCGCCGCATGAAGGCAAAGATCACCAAGATTGACGAGAAGCCGTCAAAATTCGGTGGTCTTTTTTATTTTATTTTTTTCAAGCTCGAAGACGGACACAGCGCCAAGACGTGCATTTACCCGAACTATGGGAACGCGCGGCGCTGGCTTCCGGAAATCGGGAAATGGAAGGCCGCATTGAAAGAGGGGCGCGAAGTTTGGCTTGACGGCCTCATGCTTCGCGGAAATCTCGTCGATGCGGATTCGCAATTCAAGACGACGTAAAAAAAGGAGTTAAACGAATGACCTCAAAGAGCGAAAAAAAGAAGCGTGATGTCCAGACGGCGGCCGCGAACGACAACACCGAAGGCGCGGAAGTGAAAGAGCCGTTCAATAACGGCTTGAAGGAAGGCGTCGAAAAAGTCATGGGCAAAATCAAAGAGAAAAAGAAAAAACTCCCGAACATCGTCGAGACGGACGAACACCGCGTCGTCCAGGTGCGCTATGACTTCACGAAGCCGGAACTCGAAAAGATCGGCCAAGATCTCGCCCAGCGCCAGATCGATCTTGTCGAGATCGAGGACGAAAAGAAAGCCGTCGTCGCCAGCTTTTCGGAGCGCATCAAAGCCAAGAAGATCGACATCAACCGTTTTTCCCGCCAGATGCATGACGGATGGGAAAAGCGGGATCACAACTGCACTTTGGTGCTGGACTTCAAGAAGCGCGAAAAGCGCTGGAAGAACGTGGACACGAAAAAGATCGTCAAGGTCGAAGCGTTCGGGCCTGGCGACGATCAGAGAAGGTTTTTGTAATGGGATTCGGGGGCGGATGGAATCGACAGCCGAAAACGTGTCCGGAATGCAACGGTCAGCGAACCGTTGACGGCCGGCCGTGCGCGCGGTGCAAGATGCGCGGCGTCGTCTATCCGCCCCGTATTTCGACGAAGCATGGCCGGACGGAATGCGCTGGCGGATGCGGCCAATCGAAGACCGGCGGCGCGAAGGCGCATCACTCGAAAGAGGAAGCGCAGTATTGCAATCAGCTTCGGCTTCTCGTTAAAGCCGGCGAGATCCGGAGCTATCGCGGCCAGGTGCGTTACGACATCCGCGATCGGCTGGGGAAGCCGTGCGGGTATCTGGCCGTCGATTTCGAAGTCACGCGCGCCGACGGACGGATCGAGATTCACGAATACAAGGGATCCGGCTTTATGAATTCGCCGGAGTTTCGCCACAAGCGCGCGCTTTTTACATGGTGTCATCCTCACATCGAATATCACACGGTTGGCCGGAGGCAAATAGTCGCATAATGCCGAGAATCAAATATCAGGAATTTCGTTTTTCAACGTCGTCACGCTCCATCATCCACAAAGCGAACGAGATCATCGAAGAATATCGCAAGCAGGGATTCGAGTTGACGCTTCGCCAGCTTTATTACCAATTCGTCGCGCGAGATCTGATCGCTAATTCTCAAAAAGAATATAAGCGCTTGGGATCGATCGTGAACGATGGCCGCCTGGCCGGATACATCGATTGGCTGGCGATCGTCGATCGGACGCGGAACCTTCAAGGGAACACGCATTGGAATTCGCCGGCCGAGATCATCCAAACAGCCGCGCGGACTTTTCGCTTCGATCTTTGGGAAGGCCAAGAATACCGGCCCGAAGTATGGATAGAAAAAGACGCGCTCGTTGGCGTCATCGAAGACGTTTGCCGCGAAAACGACGTGGACTTTTTTTCGTGTCGCGGTTACACGTCGCAATCCGAAATGTGGGTTGGCGCTCAAAGGTATTTAAAAATGGCGAAGGCCGGCCAGACGCCGATCGTAATCCACCTGGGCGATCACGATCCTTCTGGAAAAGACATGACACGCGACATCGGCGATCGTATGCGTCTTTTTATGGGCGGCGTCCAGGTGATCCGGATCGCGCTTAACTTCGATCAAGTGAGGAAATACAAACCGCCGCCAAACCCAGCGAAGATCACGGATTCCCGCGCGCACGGATACATCCAGGAATTCGGTCGGGAATCTTGGGAGTTGGACGCGCTGGAACCGTCCGTAATTTCTAGGCTGATCTCGAAGACCATCGAAGATTACAGAGACGAAAATCTTTGGGAAGAAGCTTTGAAGCGCCAGGCCGAAGCCAGGACAAAGCTTGAAACGGTGGCAAAGAAAATCAAATGACATCACCAAACTGGTATTCGTTCGCTTTGAAGGAGATCGATCGCGCTATCGAAAACGGCCGCCGCTTAAAGCCTTTCGAAGACGAGTTTTTGAACGGCGACGGCAAGAACAGCGCCGGCATCCGGCGGCGTGTCGGCGTAGGCTTCTCGTTGAGCGAGGCACAGGAAAAGACGTTGCTTAGAATCCACGAACGCATGACCGAAGCCAAGCGGATTAAGTGGTGAGCCACACGCCGGAAACGCACAAGTTTGTCGCCTATCGCAAGCGCAAGACTAAGGGAGTTTGGGCGAATCAATTTTATTCGAAACGCATCTGTCCAGTATGCGGGATCGCGGAAAAGATCTGGACGCCGATAAATAAAACCAAAAAGGAGAAGTCGAAATGCTGAAAGGCAAAGTGAAGTGGTTTGATCCGAAAAAAGGTTATGGCTTCATCACGCCGGAAGACGGCTCGGACGACGTGTTCGTGCATCACAGCGGCATCGTGATGAACGGATACAAGACGCTGGACGACGGCGCGACAGTCGAATTCGAAACCGAAACCGGCAAGCGCGGCCTGAAAGCGATCAACGTTAAGGTGGCGGCATGAAGTCCAAAGCCAAAAAGCCGGCGACGTCTCTCCCGCCATCGCTGAAAAAAACGGCCGGAAAAACCAAGCCCACGCCCCCGCCGGCGCCGGCCCCGAAGCCGTCCGTCCGCGTCAACGTCCATCCCATCATCCAGGCCAGGGACAAAGGCGTTCTGAATCCGGAGGAATACAACGTCGGCGCTTTCGGCATGAGCGAGAGAACGCGCGCGGCGGTGCTGGCGCATCTGGAAGTCAAGGTCGAGGAATACGAGGGCTATCTTTACGGCGTCCGCGTTTTCCCGTCGGAGAGTATCCCCTTCGGCAAAGTCCATGTGTGCGATCCGAAGGCCAAGATCATCGACACCTTGACCGTGATCGAGGCGTAAGACGTGGACTTCATCCCGAAGAAAGTCGTTTGCGAACCGAGGCATCCCGATTTTTTTCCCGTGATCGGCCTCGAAATGAACGACAAAAACGGCAAGGAATACCACGACGGCGACGTTGTGCGCGTGTTCTACAAGATCGACGGCTTCAAGTATCCGATGCTGGGCTTCATCCGGTATTCTTACGGCCGATTCGAAATCGTTTGCCCCTGGAAGCAGGGAAACGGCGTCCATCTGTATCACCTGGGCCTTAACCCCGATCACGAAATCATCGGCCATATCTACAACGACGACAAGCTGATCGGCGATCAATTGAAACGAGAATTCAAAAAAGAAGGAGCAATTAAGGCATGAAGAATCTTTGGAAAAATTACAACGGCCTTTTCATTCTTGCCGCCATGATCGGCGGATTTTGTTTGACGCTGGCGATGGCGAACGCGGCCGAAAAGATCGAAGACGCGAAGGCGGCCGGCGAAGCGAAGAAGATCGAAGACCAGGCGAAGACGTGGCTTCAAAAGCGAGGCCAGGATTACGCGAAACAGCTTCAACAGGTCGCTTCCCAGCGCCGGCTTTTCGAAGAAGCGCTCGAAGAACAGAAGCGTTCCGAAGTCGAGATCAAAGGCAAGATGGACGAACTCGAAGCCGTCTATAAACAGATGCAGAAAGACGGCCTTTGGATCGTGGATTCGAAAGCGGCCGCCAAGTGAACGGAATAGCCAGAAAAACCTTTATCGGGATCCCGTCGCACAACGGCCAGGTTTACGGCGACATCATCAATTCGATCTTGGATGCGGCCATCGCCGGCGAACCGATCGTTTTCCGGCATCAACCGTTTTCGCTCCTGGCGCGGAACTTCAACGATCTGCTTTCGATGGCGATCAATCGCGGGGATTGCACGCATTTTCTTCTTCTCCACGCGGACATGATCCCCACTCCTGGCTGGCTGGGGAAGCTCCACGAAGTCATGGAAGAAAAAAAGTGCGACGTGCTTTCCGTCGTGGCCCCCATCAAGAGCAACAAAGCCGAAACGTCGACGGCGCTTAGGCTGTCTTTCGACAACGAACAGTTTCGGGCAAGACGGCTTTCAATGAAAGAGATCGCCGAAATGCCGGAAACGTTCGAGCATAACAACCTTCTCGTCAATTCGGGCTGTCTTCTGCTCGATCTTCGCGCGCCCTGGATCGGGAAAGCGTGGTTTGAGATCAAGGACGAAGTGATCGTGAAGCCGGACGGAAAATACAAGGCCGTCGGGATCTCCGAGGATTGGCTTTTCTCGATGCGCGCCAGGGCCGCCGGCGCCAAGATCTTCGCCACGCGCGCCGTGAAAGTCTTCCACGTCGGAACCCACGCCTTCACGAACGATCCGAAGGATTGGCTATGAAGCATCTTAAAGTCTCGGAAAACGCGATCGTCAATTTGGAATACGTCGCGGCGACAATGTTCAACGTCAACCGCGAAGAAGTCGTCTTCTCGATGGCGAACGGCGTCAAGGTCGTTTGCGATTTTACGAAGATGCTGATAACCCGCGATGAATTGGAAAGGAAGCTTCTCGAATGAATATCCTCGACAGAATGCAGAAGGCAACCGCGCAATTCGCTTTCGAGAAAGTTTTTAAAAAGCACACGACGATCGACTTCAAAAGACAGCGCGGCGGCCAAGAGATCATCGCCCAAATTCGGATCTTCGGATGGCTCGTCGGAGAACAAACGGTTTTGAAGAAGAATCCGAACAGCGGCCCACAGGCGCGGAGGGTCGGCCCGTGAAGATTCTCGATCTGGCCGTAAGCGCAACGAAGGTTTTGGACAGGGATTCGATCGTCATCGACGGCGGCAAAGAAAAAATGATTATCACCGTCGATCCGATGGAACCGCCGCAATACATTTTAAGCCGCGTAGATGCGCGGGGAATGATGGTCGTCGTGGAATACGGCGAATTGACAAACGAAGGCAGAAAGCAAAAAGGGGGACGTCGTGATTGAATTGACCAAAGAGGAATTCCAGCAGTTGAAGCAGAAACACATGGAAAAGATGACGAAGCTTACCGACACGCTGGAAGGAACGACGGACGGCGAAGTCGGAAAGATTATGAACATCGAAGCGCCGTGTCTCTTGCGCCAAGTCGTGCGCCTGGACACCGAATCGATGCACATCCTGAATCTGGCCGAAGACCGCGCCGCGCGCGCCGGCAAGATCAACAAGGAAGAACCGAAGAAGCCGGAAGCGCCCAAAGAACCGCAAGCCCCGAAAGAGCCGAAGGCTCCGAAGGAACCCAAAGCGCCGAAGACCAACATCACGCCTGGCAATAAAAAAGCCGGAAAATAAAATGTCGAACAACCCAGCGCCCCTTTTGACCACGAAGAAAGCGGCCGCGTATCTCGGCGTCCATGAAATGACGGTTTACAGATGGGCCAAGAAAGGCGCGATCCCCATGTTCAAAATCGGGGGGCGCTGGCGTTGCCGGCAGGAAGATCTGGAAAAGATGGCAATCGGAACGAGCGAAGCGAGGGAAAGAGAATGACGATCCATATTGCATTAAGCGGCTGGCAGATGGCTTTTCTTGTGGCTTACGCCGGATCGGTGGCGCTGGCCTTCCTGCTGTTTATGATCCAGCCATTCGGCGGTGGGCCTGGGCCTTTTGGCGCGCTCCTGATGGCGATCTTCTGGCCTTTGGTTTTCTTTTTGGCTTTTATGATGATCCCCTGGGGGATGTTTCAGGATTGGCTAGGAGAAAGAAAATCGAAAAAGCGCCTCGAAGCCGAAGACAAACGCCACTTTTGCGATCATTGAGAACAATAGAAAAACAATGAACGAAATTTTATCGGCGGATGATGCCGATTGGAGCTTTGGCGATGGAGATTTTACGATAGAAGGCTTTTTCAGAATTGACACGCGGCCGCTGGCGCTTTGCCGATCGACGATTTATTTCCAGGTCTTGCGATACAGGGAAAATCAATGAAGCCAATAATCGATTTGCAAGCCATCATTCAAATTGAATCCAGCGGGAACCCGAAAGCCTTCAACGAGAAATCGGGTGCGCGCGGCCTTTGTCAGATCACGCCGGTTTGCTTGGAAGAATTCAACCGCTTCCATGAGAGGGTGGATTTTCCAGAAGAAGCCACGAAAATTAGAATTGATCAACTTTTCGACCCTCGATTAAATCGTTTGATCGCGGATTGGTATTTGAATACGCGGATCCCTTCAATGTTGGAGGCTTACGCGATCCCCGTCACGGTGGACAACATCCTGATCGCCTACAATTGGGGCATCGGGAATCTTTCGAAGCTTTTCCGTAACGAGCGTCATAAATCGATTCCGGAAGAAACCGTCAACTATTTGAAAAAATACAAGGAGCTTGTGAAATGACGGCCATCGTGTTGCTGTATTTGCTGGGCGTGGTCTTGGTTTTTCTTCTCATGCAAGGGATGTCTTCGATCGGATCGGCCGTCGGATGCGGCGGCCCTGGCTTTCCGATCGCCGTCATGCTGGGATTGTCGGCGCTCTGGCCGGTGCTGGCCGCAGGGCTTATCTTTATGCTGGCGATTGCGGCCGTGATGCAAATTATCGTGGCTTTAGTGGAGGGCTTTTATCGATGCCGTTCGAAAAAGGTGTAAGCGGGAATCCAGGCGGTCGGCCGAAAGGCTTGGCTGAACTCAAAGAAGCGTGTCAGCTTAAAACCGACGACGCTTTGAAAGTCGTTCTGGCGATCATGCGAAACAAGAAGTCGAAAGACACGGACAAAATTAAGTGCGTCGAAATAATCCTAGAAAGGGCTTATGGTAAACCGCTCCAAGAAGTTAAAGGCGTCCAAAGCGATCCCCTCACGCGCGCTTGGACAAGACTTGTCGAAAAATCCGCCCATATTGGACGCGATGGAAAAGTCCATTTTGGAAGCAAGGGAAAAGGCAAGGCTTAATCTCGTCGCTTTTCGCCACATCGTTTTAAACAACGAGGAAGGCGAAGTCGAGCCGGCATATTTTCATTACGATTGGAGCGAATCGCTTCTTGAAGGCACGGGCCACGAATGCTTCGAGGCGTTCCGCGAATCCGCGAAGGGCCAGATCATTCTTCGATCCTTCCCGCTTTATCAAATCTGCTTCCCGCAAGAGAAATTCGATTACATCCTTCTGATAAAAAACAACGCGACGCTGGCTTCCAACAAGCTGAAAGAACTCGCGGAAGAATACCTGGCGAACAAAACCCTTTCGGCAAATCTCGTCCAGATCCTTCAACAGTCCGGCGACGTCTTCCACGTCAAAACGAAGAATGACCAGGGCGAGATCATCGAAACCCGCATCGAAGCTTACGGTAAGGGCGCGTCCATTCGCGGCGTCGCCTATCAAGACAAGCGCCCGAAGGTTTGCGTTCTGGACGATCCCCAGGACGTCGCGGACATGAAATCGGACAAGATCCCCGAAGACGATTGGAATTGGTTTTTGGGCGACGTCATCTTCCTGGGAAAAAAGACACGCATCTTTTTGATCGGGAACAATCTCGGCGACAAGTGCATCGTGGAAAGGGTTATGACCAACGCGAAGTCGCTTGGCTTCACGGCCCACAGGATCCCGATCGAAACGCCGGAGAACGGCCCGACGTGGCCGGCGATGTTCTCGAAGGAATTCATCAAGAAGGAAAAAGAATCTTACCGCCTTTTGGGAAAGCTCGACATTTGGCTTCGGGAAAGAATGTGTCAATCGACGTCGGAGGAAACGCGAACGTTCAATCTCAAAGACTTTCCCCGCTTCTCGTTTCACCAAGCCAACGCGATCGCGCAAGGATGCCGGTTGTCCGCGACGCTGGATCCGGCCGCGTCAACGGAAGCCGGCGCGTGTTTCCGTGCGATCGTCATCAACGCCGTCACGCCGGAAAATTATTGGATGATCCTCGATATTCTTTACGGCCGCTGGGATTCGACGAAGCTCATCGACAAGATCTTCGAAGCCGTGTCGCGCTGGGGCTTAAAATTCTTCGGCATCGAAAAGGGAATGCTCTATTCGTTCATGGAGCCAATTCTTCGCGCGGAAATGGTGCGCCGGCAAATCTTTTTCGAATTGATCCCGCTGGAACACGGCAAGAAAGGGACGAAGCTCGAACGCATCAAGATGCTGGCGCCGCGCTCGAAGGCGAAATCGATCTGGCTTCCGGACTATGCGGATCCCGTTGACGATCTCCCGTCATGGATCACCGAATTGGAATTGGAATTGAACGGCGTCACGAATACCGAAATCAAATCCGCTTACATCGATCTCGTCGATGCGCTGGCGATGCAGGATCAAATCGCGTCCGCGCCGACGGCCGCCGGCCATCAAGTGCGGCCTGGGCTTCCAGGCTACAGACAACGCGAAGGCATTCAGCGAACTTACGACAATCGCCCCAAGTTTTAACACCTGTCAACATTTTTCTTGCAAATTAAAAAGTTTTAATCTATTCTTGCGATAGGTTTTCGGATCCCCCAGCAGGAGAGAAATTGTTTTTCCCAGGGGCCGCTATCGTTGGGGCCGTATCAACAACGATAGAAAAGTCCGGACTTCCCCGTGCTTAAATTCCAAAAAGAAGCGCTGAACGACGCTTTCTTCGCGGAAATCAAGCCGCTTATCTCCGCGCATTGGGAAGAAATCGCCCACTTCAAAGACATCCCTCTCGATCCCGACTTCGCGCTTTACCAAAAAATCCAAGACGCCGGCAACATCCGCGTTTTCACCGTGCGCGATCACGAAGATCACGCGCCGGATCCGTCATGCCCGATGGATGGGAACGTGTGCGAAGTGAAAAAGCTCGTCGGCTACGCGCTTTATTTTACGAAGGTCAATCTGCATTACAAATCCTCGAACCAAGCCGTCCAGGATATTCTTTTCATCCATCCCGATCATCGCGGCGCCGGCCGGAAGTTTATCGCCTGGTGCGATGAACAGCTTCGCGCCGAAGGAATCCAAGCCGTTTATCAGCACATGAAAGCCAAGCACAACTTCGGGCCGATGCTCGAACGAATTGGCTACGAACTGCAAGATCTCGTTTACGTCCGGAGGTTAAACTAATGGCATTCACAGGAGCCGCTATTTTCGGAGCCGCATCATCCATCGGCGCGGCCGCCGCTGGTGCAGGGGCCGCCGTTGCCGGCGCCGCGTCAGCACTCGCGCCAATCATCACGGCCGGATCCGGCGTTGCCGGCATCTTCTCCGCCGTCAAAGGAGTTTCCCAGCCGGCCGCCATGCCCCAGCTTCAACAGGCGCCGCGCGTCCCCGACTACGCCGCGATTCAGTCCGCCGAGAAAACAAGCATTCTCCGCGCCGCGCAGAAACGGACAAAGACCGTTCTTACGAATCCGATGGGCGAAACCGACGGCGCCATCATCAAGACGAAGCAACTCGTCGGCAAGCTGGGCCAATAAATGCCGCTTCTATCCGCCCAGGATCTTTGCCGTCGCGCCGAGGAATTGAAGAACGAGAAATCCAATTGGGAAAATCTCGCCCAGGTTTGCGCGAAGTATTGCCTTCCCGCCAAAGCGCAGATCACCACGATCAAATCCGAAGGCGAACGTCTTTCGTCGGAGATCTACAATTCCACGCCGATCGAAGCCGCGCAGATCGCGGCGGCCGGCTTCCAAAGCTATGTAGCGTCGGGCCGATACTTCGCGCTTGAATTCGCGGATCCCGAACTGAACGAAGACGACGAAGCGTCCGAATGGCTCTATGAAGAACAGGAAGGCATTTACGACACTCTGAATAATTCCAACTACGACGAGAAGAACGGCCCATTTTTTCAAGATTTCGTCGTCCTGCCTGGCGCGACAAAGTATTCCGAGAGCGATCCCGAAGACATCATCCGTTTTGAAAATCTCCCGTTCGAAGAAGTCGTGATCGGCGTCAATGCGCGCGGCAAGGTGGACGAGCTTCATCGGACATTCAGCTACACCGTGCGGCAAGCGTATACGCGCTGGCCGAAGACTTGCGGCCCCACGATCACGGAGCTTTACCAAAAGGGCAAGTGGCAACAGCGCTTCAAATTCCTTCACAGCGTCGGGCCGCGCCATGAGCGCGTGATCGGAAAGAAGGGCGTTTTGGACATGGCCTTTTATTCGTGCTACATCCTGCTGGACGACAAGCACAAGCGCAAGGTCGAGGAAAAAGGCTACAACGATTTTCCTTTCAACGTTGGCCGCTGGGCCACGACGACCGGCCAGACATGGGCCTACACGCCGGCATCGATCGGCATCGCCGACATCCTTATGCTGAACAATATGGATATGTCGGTTATCATGGCCGGCCAGCAAGCCGTTGGCCCGTCCTGGCTTTTCCCGCACGAAGATTACGTCGCGCCGCTGAACTTCAACCAAAATTATCTGAACTTTGCGATCCCTCAAAGTGTTCCAGGCGGCGGCGTCCGCGATTGGAAGCCCTTCCCGATGGTGTCCGGCGCGAATATGCCCATCGGGTTGGAACTTCTGGAAGCGCGCGAGAACCGCATCAAGCGATATTTTTTCAACGATCTTTTCCTGCCGCTTCTCGAAAAAAACGCGACGGCCTATGAAGTGGCAAAGACGATCGAAAAGCGAATGGGGATCTTGGGCGGCGTCATCGGCGGCATCACGAAAAACAATCTGGCCCACGACATCAATAGAACACGCATCATTCGCCGCGCCCATCCCTTGCTTCAAGGGAAGCTGAAACCGCCGCCGAAACAAGTCCAGGAACAGAACGTCAAGATCAACTTCATTTCCCCGCTTGTCATGGCGCAGAAGGCGGCGCAGGAGCAGAACCTAGAAGGCTTCCTCGCGGCCGTCGCCCAAATAATGCAAGTCGATCCGTCCGCGCGGCACAAGGTCAAATGGGATAAGGCTGTCGACAAGATGGCGAAGAACCGCTCGATCGATCCCGACGTCCTCACAAGCGACAACCAATTCAAGGAGCTTGTCGAAGCCGATCGCCAGGCCGCCGCCAACGCCCAGGCAATTATGATGGCGAACGCCGGCGGACAGGCCGCGCAGGAAGTCGGCGCCGGCCGCGAAGCGCTGAACCCGACGAAGGACAGAAAGAAGGCAAAAAAATAAATGGCGAAAACTCCACAAGAACGGATCGAAGCGAAGCGGAAGGTCATCACCGCCTATCAAAATTTATTCAAGGGCAAGGACGGCCAGATCGTTCTTGAAGACATGAAAAAAAGATTCTACGCGGAATATCCCACCTACACCGTCGGGATGCCCGAGAGAATGGAAGCCGAAAACGCCGGTATGCGCCGCGCGTGGCTTCACATCAACAGGATGATCAACGCTAACACGAACGACATCAAACTAACGACCGACGAACTTCAAGGGGAGTAAATCGAATGCCTAAAGAATGGATGAAAGTTTTACCGGAAGAATTGCAGAACGAACCCACGATCCAGAATTTCGAATCCGTCGCCGATGTCGTCAAAGGCTACAAAGAAGCGACGGTCAAGATCTCCCGCAAAGGCGTGATCGTTCCGCCCGAAGGCACGAAAGACGACGCGCCCGAAATGGCCGAATTCTACAAATCCCTCGGCCGGCCGGAAAAGCCCGAAGAATACGACTTGCCGGCGAACCTTCTCGTTCTCCCCAACGGCCAGAAAGTGCCGCAGGAAGCCGTCGACGAATTCCGCAAGATGGCGCACGGCCTCGGCATGACGAAGAAGCAATTCCAGAAGGCTTTCGGATGGCGCATCGAGAAGACCATCAAAGAGGCCGAAGCCGCCAACGCCGCCGCGCTCAAAGACCGCCAGGAAACCGAAACCGCGCTCCGTGCGAAATTCGGCGCGAAATACAACGAGCGCATCCAGGGCATCCAGAAACTTATCTCCGCCTACGGTGAAGGCGCGACGCAGGAAGACATCAACGACACGCTGAAACGGCCTGGCATGGTCAATCTGCTTTCGAACATCCTCGACAATTTGAGCGAAGCGACGCTCGAACAGTTGGGCCACGTTCGCGGCGGGGAACTCACGCCGGACGAAGCGAAAGAAGAAATTCACCGCATCCGCACGGACAAAGATCATCCCCTCAATGCGGCGTTTCTCAATCCCAAGCTGGGAGAGAAACACAAGGAAGCGCGCGCCCGTGTCGAAAAGCTTTATGAAATGGCGCATCCTGGTAAAAAGAAAATATAGGTTGACAAATAAATTAGTAAAAATTAATCTTGTTTTAATCGCTGTCTAATCTTTGACATGATTTAAAAATTCGTTTCGGACATCCGGCCTCTCGCCGATCCAACCAAAATGTCCTTGACGTTAGATCCTCCGATTAGAGGGGACATCCTAACGACCAAGAAAAGTCGTTAACGATGTGAACCCTTTTAACCGGAGGATTTTTATTTATGGGCGACGAATCCACAATTTTTACGATTCAATGGGGCGATGAACTCCGTCCCCTGGCACAGCAGATGCAGGAAAAGCTGGCCGGCACTTGCGAAGAAAAGCACGGCGTAGTCGGCGAACGCACCACGATGGAACAAGTCGCCGCGCGCTCCATGAAACGCCGCACCCAGCGTCATGCCCCCGTCGTAGCGACCGATCCGGATCTCCGTCGTCGCTGGATCACGATGGTGGACTACGACGATTACGTTCTTTTCGACAAGCAGGATCAGCTTAAAACCCTGCTCGACCCGAAGAACGCCTTCAACCGTTCGCTTATCATGGGCGGAAACCGCTTGAAGGATCAGGTGCGTATCGACGCGCTCATCGCGGACACCTATTACGGCAAGGACGGCACGTCCACCGTTTCCATCTCCACCCCGATCGCCAACGGCGGCGTCGGCCTTACCCAGGCCAAGATGCGCCAGATCAACGAGAATTACGACACCAACAACGTTGATCCCGAGGAAGAAAAATTCCTCATCATCGGCCCGAAAGATCACACCGACCTTCTGAAACTCTCGGAAGTCGTGTCGAAGGATTTCAACGACCGCCCCGTTCTCGTTAAGGGCCGCGTGGAATTCTGGATGGGACACAAGATCATCGTGTCCAATCTGCTTTCGACGACCGCCGGCGTGACGAAGTGCCTCTCGTATGTGCGTTCCGGCCTCGGCATCGCGTTTGCGATGGATTTCAATTTGAGCGTCGACCAGCGCGTTGACCTCACCGGAAAGCCCTGGCAGGCTTCGGCCAACATTTCAGTAGGTGCGGCTCGCTTGGAAGAAACCAAAGTCCAAGAAGTCGACACTTACCACGCATAAGGGAGGGAGAAAAAGACCATGACGACCTATAAAGGCGCGGTGAAAACCATCGCCGATTCAAATTCCACCGATCACACAGTCGCTTCGGGCAAAGGCGAAGGCGCCCTCGTCCACGTTCAATTCGACAGCTACGAGGCGGCGACCCTCGTCCAGGGATCTTTGATCGAAATCGGATCGAAGCTTCCCCTCGGCGCGTATGTTTTCGAGACAAAGATCGCTTACGACGCGCTCGGCGCTTCGACGTCGATCTGTCTCGGCGACGCGGAAGACGACGACCGTTACATCACGAACACGGTCACGACTTCGGCCGGCGTGACGCGCGGCAACACCGTTGACGGATTCGGCTATTACGTCGACGAAACCGACACCACGAACACCGATCGCCAGATCCTCGCCAAAGTGGTTGATTCCGGCTCCATGACCGGAACGATCAAGGCGATGGCTCTCTGGGCAAAATAAACCAGGCGTTTCCGGCGGGGGCCACAAGCTCCCGTCGGAAATCCAATTAGGGGGAGAAAATGAAAAAGAAATTCTTGATTCTTCCGATCCTGGCGGCTTTTCTCCTGTCCAGCGTTTCGGGTTTCGCCAGCGTCGGCGTCTATGATGACGGCGTTCTTGTCGGTCAAGCAACGGATCTCAATTTCAGCACGGGCATTTCGGTAACGACCGACGGATCGACGATGACGCTTTCGGGCGGCTCCGTCGGCTCTGACGGCAATTTCACGTCCGACGGCCTCGCTCTCACGGCGGACATCGCTCCGTCGAAATTCGTCTTTACCGCTTCAAGCGGCAATCTCGCGGTGACGGGCCTCACGGCCGGCACGGGGGACGTCACGCTCGAAAACGGTCAAGTCGTGGACGGCGGCACGAATAACGTCGTGAAGCTCACCGAAAACAGCGATTCGCTGTCATTCGGCTTCACCGGCTCGACGATCACGCTTGATTCCTCGGACGGCGGGTTTCAGTTTAAGATGACCGACGCCGGCGAAGGCCAGGTGGACTTCCTCACCAGCAACGACGCCGACGATTACATGAGCGTGAAGACCGTCTCGGACGTTCCCACGATCATCACCACCGGAACCGCGAACCTCGCCATCGTTCCGGACGGCGGCACGGTTGCCGTGACCGGCATCGTGTCGGCTTCACTCGGCTTAACCTCGTCCAGCACGATCACGCTTCAAAACTCGGAAACCATCGTCAATTCGACGAACAACACCGTCGAAGTCGGCGGCGGAACGAATACCGTTCTTTCCGTTCTCGACGTCGGCACGTCGGACAGCGACGCGATGCTTCTTTTGCGCGCGGACGCCTCGGCCGACAACGGCGACGATTGGCGCATCACCTCGGACGGCGGCACGAACTCGATTTTCTTCGAGAACGACACTTCCGGATCCCAGGCAACGAAGCTGACGCTGGACAAAAACGGCATCATCACGACCACCAACGACATCATCATCGACGGGACAACCCCGCAGTTGACGATCGGTGACGCGACAGGCCAGGCTTCCCCCATCATCTTTGAGGGCGCCACAGCCGACGGCTTCGAAACAACCCTCGCGGTTGCGGATGCGACGGCTGACGTCACGGTTACGATTCCGGCCACGACCACTTCGGCCGGCGTCATGCTGACGAGCTTGACCACCAATCAGGTTGACGTCGCCAATTCTGTTACCGGCACGTCAAACGGCCTTCTTTTTGAAGGTGCTACTGCTGACGGCTTCGAAACCACTCTGTCGCCTGTCGACCCGACGGCCGATCAGACGGTTTCTATCGCCAATGCCGGCGTCGCCAATGCGCTGATGTTCACCACGTTGACCACGAATACGATCGACGCGGCGAATAGCATTTGGGGCATTTCCAACGGCGTCGTATACGAAGGTGCGACGGCAAACGCTTTCGAGACAACCGTAAGCCCCGCAGATCCTACGGCAGACCAAACCGTGACGATTCCCAATTTCGCGGTCAACTTTGCTTATATGGGATCCACCTTGACCACGAACACCGTTGATGCCGCGAACTCTGTTTGGGGCATTTCAAACGGATTGGTGTTCGAAGGTGCGACGGCGGATGCGTTTGAATTGACGCTTTCGCCGGCTGACGTGGGCGCGGACGTCGCCGTGACGCTTCCGACTTCCTCGGCGGCTGTCGGCGTGTTTTATACGTCGCTGACGACCAACTCCGTCGACGTGGCGAATTCAGTCACCGGAACTTCCAACGGCTTCATCGCGGAAGGTGCGACGGCGGATGCGTCGGAAACGAGCATCACCGTTACCGACCCGACAGCGGATCGCACCGTCACCGTGCCGAATCAGTCCGGCGTGGTAATGCTGACGGATAGCACCGTCACAGCGTTGACGCCTGGCGCGGCAATCACACTTACCGTCGCCCCTGGTAATCGCGTCTATACGCTGACACAGACCGACAACGCCGATGGAACGATCACGTTCTCCGGTGCTGGCGCGGCTGGCGACATCACGACGATCATCTTCACGACAACCGGCGCGGCGGACGAAGTAATCACGTTCCACGCGACGCTTTGCTCCTCTGTCGGGACGCTGACGCTCGGCACGACCGCTTCCCACTACATGACCGCCCGATTTATTTCGGACGGCTCCAAGTGGCATGAGCTTTCACGGACGGCAGATCAGACTTAATAATTCGGCCGTTCTATAGAAATCTAATCTAGCGAAGCGGCCGGAGGGAAACCCCTTCCGGCCGTTTTTGCTTGTAGGGGGAAAAATGTCGGCATCCGCAATTCCAACGACCGAACTCGGCATCGCCAATATCGCGCTGAATCACCTGGGCCAGAAGAAGATCGCGGCCATCGACACAACGACCGAACTCGGCCGGAAGATCGATCTCGCCTATATGCCGGCTGTTTACGAAACGCTCCGCGACATCAAGCCCAACTTCGCCAAAAAGCGCGCCATCTTTCACCACGTCGTCCAGGCAGAAAAAACCATCAGCGGCGCAACGGCCGCAAGCCCCGTCGTAATCACCGTCGCGGCGCACGGCTTTTCGACCGGCGACACGATCGCCATTTGGGACGTCGGCGGAATGACGGACTTGAACGGCAAGCGTTACAACGTCACGGTTTTATCATCCAGCACGTTTTCGCTGGCCGACGAGAGCGACAACGACGTTGACGGATCGGAATTCGACGCCTACACGACCGGCGGAAAGTGCGGCCTTGTCGCGGCCCCGCCGGAATTCGGCTTTTCCTATCGCTATGCCCTCCCGTCGGATTACATCGTCATGTGCGAGATCAACGGCAACGACAAGCTGGACATGGATCATTCGATCGAAAACGGCGAACTTCTAATCAACGACGCCGAAGTGAAGGCGCGTTATATCTACGCCAACACCGATGTTTCGAAATGGGACATCGACTTTTTGACGCTTTGCACGTTCAAAGTCGCCGAGTTTATCGCGGTTGCGGTGACGAACCTTAGAAGCATGGCCGGCGATATGCAATCCAAATATGCCGGCAAGAAGGCCGAAGCCAAAGGCACGAAATCCCAGGAATCCGGCACGAACTCTGGCCCCCAAAGAAAAGCCGTTTGCGATCAATGGACGTCTTCAAGGAACGGTAACTAATGGCGCGGGAAGCCGTCGCAAAAACGAATTTCAATTCGGGCGAGCTTTCCCCGCGCGTCTTTGGGCGGACGGACGTCGACAAGTTTTACAACGGCGTCGCCAGGATGCAGAATTGGCTTCCGCTTCCATTCGGCGGCGCCCAGCGCACACCAGGAACCATGTTCGCGGCCGAAGTGCGGGATTCCGCGAAGCCGGCGCGGATCATGGATTGGGTCTTCGGCGCGCGCCAAGCCTACACCATCCTTTTCAATGACAGCAAAATCCGCTTTTTCAAGGATCGCGGCCAGGTCTTCGGGGCCAGCCCGATAAGCGTCACCGGCATTACGAACGCCAATCCTGGCGTCGTGACAGCGCCCTTGCATGGCCTTTCGAACGGCGATCACGTCATCCTGAACGGCATTGACGGCATGACCGAAGTCAACGGCGTGGAATACATCGTCGCCAATAAGACGGCCAACACATTCGAGCTTACCCACAAGGACACCGGCGCCAACATCAACACGACGAGCTTCGGGACGTTCATCGCCAATTCCGCGACGGTGCTTCTGCTTCACCTGAACACGAATTTCGAAGATTCATCGGCGACGGGCCACACCGTCACAGCAAACGGCGGAATTTCGATCAGCACGACGACGTATAAGTTTGGCGGCGGTGCAATTGTATTCGACGGATCGGATGACTATCTTTCAATTCCTGACCACGCGAATTTCGACTTTGCGGCGGATTTCTGTATCGATTTACAGCTTCAATTTGACACGCTCGGCATTGGACACGGGATCATTCACCGCGACAACGGCGGCGGCAACGGCTGGCAATTGGCCTGGTCTTCAGCGTCCGGCGGTATCCTTTTCTTTTCGGCCGGCGGCGGAACGCTTATCAGCCGTTCTTGGACGCCGGTTGTCGGGCAGAAATACCACGTCGCAATTTACCGAAGCGGCTCGAATATGTGCTTGACCGTAGATGGCGTCCGTCTCGGCGCGATCGAAAGCAACAGCACGAATTTGACCTATACCTCGGCGCTTGAAATCGGCGTCGGCGATTCTGGCCGGTATTTCAACGGAATGATCGATGAAGTCCGAATCACAAAGGGCAACGCGCGCTTTTCAACCGCCGGCTTCACGCCGCCGACGCAGGAATCACCGATCGACGACGGAACGACCGTCCAGGGCATCTATGAGATCACGCATCCTTACGGTGACGACGAGATCTTCGACATCCAGACCGCGCAGAAGCAAGACGTCATGTATTTGGCGCACGGCGACGTTTTTCCGCAAAAGCTTTCCCGCTTCGACGATGACGATTGGACGATCGCCGACGTTGAATTCAAGGATGGCCCTTATCTGGACGAAAACACCGAGGCGACGACGCTCGATCCGGACGGCACTTCCGGAAACGTCACGATTACAGCATCCAGCACGACCGGCATCAATGACGGCGACGGCTTTTTGTCGACAGACGTCGGCCGGCTTATCCGTTACCACGACGGGACAGATTGGTTTTGGATGACGATTACGGCCGTCAACAGCACGACCGAAGTCGAAGCCGACATCGAATACGAGGCCGGAGATCCTACGGACACCACAATGACCGGCCACGCGGCAACGGCACGCTGGCGCCTGGGCGCTTGGAGCGAGACGACCGGCTATCCGCGCGCGGTTGCGTTCTTCGGCGGCGCGCTTTGGTGGGCGGGAACCCGCTATCAGCCGAACGTCGCTTGGCGTTCCGTCGTGTTTGAACTCGAAAACATGGACGAAGGCGCGGCCGACGCCGCCGACGCTTTGGACGTGCCTTGCAATTCGGACAACGGGACGAACATCATTCAATGGCTGGCCGCCGGCAAGCGGCTTGTCGCCGGCACGGAAGGCGAGAATTTCACGATTTGGTCAGGATCCACGACCTCAACCGCCATCACGCCGGAGAACGTCAAGGCGGATCCGGAAACGAATTATGGATCAAGCGGCGTCCGGCCGGTGAAGATCGGATCCTATCTCTATTATGTCCAGGACGACGACGTGACCTTGCGCGAATTCTATTACGATTTCGGCATCGACAGCTTCCGATCGGTGAATAAGTCAATCCTTTCCGAACACATCACGCGCGGCTTGATCAAGCAGATTGCCTATCAGAAGGCGCCCTTTGGGATCGTCTATTGCGTCCTGGAAGACGGCAAGCTTGCGACGTTCACGCGCGAGATCGAGCAGGAAGTCAACGGCTGGGCCGATCAGACGCCGCGCTCCGGCGACACTTACGAATCCGTCGCGGCGATCCCCGTCTCGGAAGGATACACCGAAGTTTGGTTTGTCGTGTCGCGCGAGATCAACGGCGAGACGAAGCAATACGTCGAATATCAGGTCAACCCGCTTCAAGATGTCAACGAAGATCTGGAAGACATGGTGTTGATGCAATCGGCCCTTAAATTCATGGGCGCGGCGACCGTCATTTCTGGCTTAGAACACCTGGCCGGCGAATCCGTTCAAGTCATGGTGGACGGCTTGCAAGTTACCGGAAAGAGCGTCGCGGCGGACGGAACCTTGACGCTGGATGAAGCTTCGGAGCGCGTCGTCATCGTGGGCCTGTCAAATCGCTCACAGATCAAGCTTCTGCCGCTAGAAGCCGGATCGCAGATCGGATCCTCCCAGGGAATGATGAAGAAGACGGGGCCGGTCATGGTGCGCGTTTACAATTCTTTGGGCCTCACCGTTGGGGAAGATGGCGGCGACATGGAAGAACTTTTCCGCGACGGCAACGGGGATCTTTTGACGACGCTTCAAACCGGCGATTTCGAAGTGCCGTCGACGCTGGGCTGGGACGACCGGCAACAGATTTTATTTGAGAACGATACGCCTTACCCGTCGACGCTCTTAATGGCCGTTCTGAACGAATACACCGCCGAAGAAAACGTGGGGAAATAATGGGATTCATCGGATCTTCAATCGCCGGCGCGACGACATCGATCGCAGGGGCCGCAAAGACCATCCAGCCGCTTATCAGCGTCGGAAGCCAGATCGCCGGCGGCTTGGGCGTCATGGGCGGCCAGAAACAGCAATACAACGGCGCGGCCGACGTCATGGTTTACAACCAACAGGTTTTCGATCAACACGCGAAACTTATCGAGGCGGCCGCCGTCTCGAACAAAGCCGTCGCGGAGAAAAAGAAACGCTCTTATCTTTCGGCGATGAAAGCCGACATCGGCGCGCGTGGGCTGGACTTGTCCGGATCCCCGCTTCTTCTCATGGCGGAATCGGCCGCCAATCTCGAATTGGACATCCAGAACGAGGAATTCGATTCGTTCGTCGACGCCAGCCGCGCCAGAAGCCAGGCGGCCGTTTACGGCCTCGAAGCGGAAAACTACAAGAAGGCTGGCCGGACAGCCACAAGAAGCACGGGCATTTCGACGGCCTTCAAAATCGCGTCACAGTATTAACGGGGAACCGCCTTGAAAATAGAAAAATACGAATCGAAAACGAAAGCCAGACCGGAGCGCGCGTCCGCGCTCATGGACACGTCGTCGGTGACGGCCGTCGGCCGCGAAACAGCCGGCGCCGGCCAGGTGCTTGCGGACATCGGCGACACGATGATCAAGGCCCAGGCGCTTCAAGAACACACCGAAGCCAACAACAAGGCCACGACCGCAACGCGGGAA